TTGTCCACTTGTTCCATCAGTAATACTTAGGTCAGTTAATACTGAATTACCTGCTAAGGCTGTTGTACCAGTTGTACCCAATGCCAGTGCATCAGTAATTCCATAACCTGCTATTGTTGTTGGAGTACTCGTTAATTCGGAGAATGCTGTATCTGCATGTACAGTTTGTGAAAGTCCTAATTTTACCCAGCGCGAACCGTTGTATTTCCAAGTTTTTGATCCTAAAATATATTCGTCACCAGTTGTCGGGTTTAATGGATATGGCATTATGAAATCCTCACAAATAAACTGCCAGATACGTTTGCGTTACTTGCAGTGGTACCTTGATTATAATAGCCTATGTTTCCCATAAGGCGCCAAGTTCCTGATAAAGTAGAAGTACTAGATCCACTCCAGCCACTTCCACCGGCATAAGTATTAGCAGTAGCAATTGAACTTCCTGAGAAAGTAGCACCTCCATTGTGAATGCCAAGTCCGGTATAGAACCCCAAACAATAAGTTCCAATGGCATTAAAGGTTGTACTACTTGATGCAGATGTAAATGTAAATCCAGCACTACCATCCGTTGTTAGTACTTGTCCGCTTGTTCCATCAGTAATACTTAGGTCAGTTAATACCGACGGTGCATCTGTAATTCCGTAGCCAGCTAAAGTAGTTGGAGTACTTGTTAAATCTGAGAATGCTACATTAGCGACTACGCCAGTAACTTGTACCCAATTTGATGCATCATTACTATAAATAAACAGTTCTCCAGTTGCGCTGTCATCAAACCAAAAAGTACCATTTAAAGGTGCAGCTGGAGGCGATGCGCCTATTGTTGAAAAAGAAGTGATTGATCCAGTAACTTGTATCCAATTTGACGCGCTGTCACTATAAATGAACAGTTCTCCGTCTGTTACATCATCAAACCAAAAAGTACCATCTAAAGGCGCAGTTGGAGGTGTTCCACTTATAGCTGAAAAAGAAGTAATCGACCCTGTGACCTGTATCCAATTTGATGCACTATCACTATATACAAACATTTCGCCAGATGTCACATCGTCAAACCAAGCATGACCGTTTGAAGGTGAAGTTGGAGCTGTTCCACCTAATCTCACAGACCCGACTAACGATGGATCAACTGTTATTACTCCGGCATTAGTCATCGTAACATCGCCTGATAATGTTGCAGCCGTAAATCCTGCTCCGTTATTAATTAAAATTTGAGTATCTGTTAAAGTTTTTGCTGATATATCTCCAGCTGCAGCTCCGTCTCTAACTAGAATTGAATTGGCGCCTGCATCTTGAATTTTAGCATATGTAACATTATCATCTAGAATTTTAACAGTAGTAATAGCGTCATCTGCAATCATTCCAGTTTGCACTTGAGTTTCTGTTATAATTCCATTTGCGGTTGAACTTCCAAGCACTCTGTTTGCAGTTACAATGTCTTGCATTTTATCATAAGTTACAACATCAGATTCAATCGTAACAGCACCAGTATTTGTCATAGTAACATCGCCTGATAATGATGCTGCAGTAAATCCTGCTCCGTTATTAATTAAAATTTCAGTATCTGTTAAAACTTTATCTGACAAAACTCCATCTGTTCCTGCATCTCTAACTTTAATTGTATTAGCTGGCATAGATCCTAACATAGCATTTTCTAATGCTCCAGAGCTTATACTTAAACCATTTGCATCTTGAGTTAATCCGTTTCCAGCTAAAACAGTAAATGCGCCTGAAGAATCTCCGCTAGTTGATTTGCTTATTCCAAGACCTGCTGTGTATTGTCTTCTATTATAAAATGCCCAATTTATAGCTTCTACGAAATCAGAATCATGATTGGTAAATTCAGTAGACAATAAGTCTAAATCACCTATCAAACTACTAAGAGCATTTGTCTTTATTCTCCAAGTGTTAATAGTGTCACTTAAGTTTACAGTTATGCGTCTAGCCATTAAAATTACACCATTACTTAATTTGATATTATATTATACATGTATTTATATATAAAAAAAATATAAATAGTAATAATTCAAGGAGTTATAATATGGCAGCACTAACTACTAATATCAATTTTCTACAGAGTACACAGTTTAAAGTAATAATCGATAGAAAAAAATTCGGTAATTTAGAATTTTTTGCTCAAGCTTTTCAGCATCCAGGTGTTACTGTAACTTCTGCTCCAATGGCGTATAAAAGAATTGCTACTGTTGGTCTACCTGGTGACACTTTAACTATTGATGAATTAGGTTTTGAAATTATAGTAGATGAAAATATGAATTCTTACATTGAAATGTATAATTGGGCAAAATCGCAGACAGAAGACAGAAGAGGACTTTCAGGAAATAATCCTTTATATCGTGATATACCATCAGCTACTGACACAAATGAAGCTGATATTACTGTTTTGTTAATGACAAACTCAAACAATGTTGTTCGAACAATTAAATATGTAGATTGTGTTCCTACTTCTTTAAGTGGTTTAAATTTCTCAGCTACAGTTGGCGAACCAAGTCAAGTCACATTCCAAGCATCATTTAGGACTGAATATTTTATTATAACTTAACGTATATATACTTTATATTATGGAGAATTGAATTGTTAACACTTGAAAATATACTTGAAGAATGGCAGCAAGACTGTCAGTTAGATGAAAATAACTTAGATACCAGCTCAATCCAAATAGCTAAGTTTCATGCCAAATATCTTGAGATGCTGTCTATCACAAAACTTAAACTGAAAAAGACAGAATTAAATCAGAAAATATTGCTGAAAGAAAAATGGCTTTATTATAACGGTAAACTGACTGAAGATGAATTAAAAGAAAAAGGCTGGGAATATGATCCTTTTCGTGGTATGAAAATCATGAAAGGTGACATGAATCGCTATTATGATTCTGATATAGATATACAACAGAGCGAAGAAAAGGTGGTGTATTTTAAGACTATTGTAGAGACTCTTACTGAAATAGTCGATACTCTAAAATGGCGGCACCAAACAATTAGTAATATTATAAAATGGAAGATGTTTCAAGCTGGTGGATAGAATTTTATTACAGAAGAAAAATGAAGCAATGTTACTCATTGGATGCGATAATGGTATAGCAATGGAGCTTAGCGAATTCTTTTCGTTCTTTGTTCCAGGTTACAAATATATGCCTTTATTTCGTAACAAGGTGTGGGATGGTAAAGTAAGGTTATTTAATCCTGCAAGCTATGAGTTGCCAGTTGGTTTATTATCTTATGTAAGAGAATTTGCTGAAAAGCGTGACTATATAGTAGAATATGAAGACGGACCGTTTGGTCCACCTGAATCGTTTAATAAAATTGACGTCAAAGATATTATGAGCTTTATAGAATCACTTAAACTTCATAGCAAAGGAAAAGCAATTGGTGTAAGAGATTATCAGTTTAATGCTATATGTGAAAGCATTCGTAAGAAACGAGCAATCTTATTATCTCCTACAGGCTCAGGTAAATCGCTTATAATATATGTTTTGATGAGATGGTATATGGCTAACCATGAAGATAAGGTTTTAGTCATTGTTCCAACTACTTCTCTTGTTCAACAAATGTTATCAGACTTTGATGATTATTCATCTGAAGATGACAGCTTTTCAAAAGATGATTGCCATGCTATCTTTTCTGGTCAAGCTAAAATGAATATATCTGAAAACGTTTTTATTAGTACATGGCAATCAATATATAAATTACCCATGACATGGTTTAGTCAATTTGGTGTTATATTTGGTGATGAGGTTCATGGTTTTAAATCAAAATCTCTGTCCAATATTATGAATAAAGCTAAGACAACAGCATATCGTTTTGGTACTACAGGAACACTTGATGGAACACAGACTCATAAGTTAGTTCTTGAAGGTTTGTTCGGTAAAGTAATGAAAGTCACTACAACTAAGGCATTACAAGATAAAGAGACATTAGCAGCTCTTGATATTTTTATTTTAAGATTGGAACATGGCGAAGATGTAAGACAATTAATAAGCGGATCTACATATCAACAAGAAATAAATTTTATAATTGGAAATGAAAAACGTAATCATTTTATAAGAAACCTAGCTCTCGATCAAAAAGGTAATTCATTAGTCTTATTTCAGTTCGTCGAAAAACATGGTAAGATTTTGTATGAACTGATACAATCTAAAGCTGATATAAATAGAAAGGTATTCTTTGTTAGTGGTGCAACTGAAGCTACTGATAGAGAAGCTATAAGAAAAATAACGGAGAAACAAAAAGATGCGATTATCGTGGCTAGTCTCGGGACTTTTAGTACAGGCATTAACATACGTAATCTTCATAACATCATTTTTGCGAGCCCATCAAAGTCACAAATTAAAGTCCTCCAAAGTATTGGTAGAGGACTCAGAAAAAGCGACAATGGAGTAACTACTAAACTATATGACATATCAGATGACATACAGCACAAATCAAAGAAAAACTATACGCTGTTACATTCCGAAGAAAGAATCAAAATATATAAAAGAGAGCAATTTAATTTCAAAATATATAAAATAAAGGTTTAGAGTAATGATTGTAGATAACGTTAAACAGATTAAAATGGTAAATGGCGATGAAATTATTTGTGAAATTTTAGAAGAACTCGAAGATGATTTAGTTGTAAGATATTGTTTACTAATCGATAAATTTAGAACTACAAGCATTGAAGAAGAATATACTACTACATTATATGTACTTAAACCTTGGATGACATACATTGAACAAAAAGATGAAGTAATTACTATTAATGCTTATCATTGCATGGCACTGTCTAATCCACACATTGAATTACTAAAGCAATACGAATCTGCTCTATCGAAAATCATAGAAATGTCGAATGAAGAAATTAAAGAAAAAGAAAATACTTTGGACACTTTAGCAAAAATTCTTGATGAAGATGACAGCGAACTTAAAAATGTTGTGACTTTAACATTTGCAAAAGCACCAAAAGATAGAATGCATTAGCAGATACTACCTTCCCTTTAAAGAATACTCTTTATTATACCACATTTCTTGCGGTATGTAAACAGTTATTTTCAATATTTTAAAAAATAAATTTATGTACAAACAGCAAAAAATAGTTTATAATTATTAATATATTCTGTGGAGATACAAATATTATGCCTAAAAAAAATAAAAACGTGCATTATGTAAATAATGCTGAATTTTCATTATCAGTAGTTAACTATGTAAAAACTGTTTCTGAAGCTAAAGAAAATAGCGATGTTTTACCAATTGTTCCCGATGATATTGCTATATCTTTTTTAAAAATTGCTGAAAATCTTTCACATAAATCTAACTTTATACGATATACTTATCGTGAAGAAATGGTTATGGATGCAGTTGAAAATTGTCTAAAGGCCGTTGAAAATTATAATATTGATGCTAAAACTCGGTCAGGCAAACCTAACGCTTTTGCTTATTTTACGCAAATTATTTGGTTTGCTTTTCTTCGTAGAATCACAAAAGAAAAGAAGCAACAAGAGATCAAAGAAAAATATATGTTGCAATCTGGAGTTGAGGCGTTTATCACTTCTTCTGGTAGTGAAGAGTCAACACAGGTAGCTACCCATTTTGTTGATACATTGAAGGACAGAATTAATAAAGTTAAAGAGTATGATACTGAACTTAAAACTTATGCTAAAGCTAATAAACCACCAAAGAAAAGAGCTCGTATAGTTGACTCAGACTTACAGGATTTCTTAGAATGAGTAAGATACAAGAAAGAATTAAGCTTCATATGGATGCTATTCAAGCTATTATGGAGTCACCTGGACAAGATCATTTGATAGAAGGCAAAACTGATCTATTAAATCAAATGGCCAAAGTTAGTTTATTTGCTGTACATATGAACGACGAGGACAAAGATTACTATCAAGCAGTACAATTTGTACTTGAAGAAAAAGCTGATTGGAACATTAAAAAATGAAAATAGCGGTCTTGAATGATACTCATTGTGGTATTAGAAATAGCTCAGACATATTCTTAGATAATGCAAATACCTTTTATGATAAAATATTCTTTCCATATTGCAAAGAACATAATATTAAACAAATAATTCACTTAGGTGATTATTACGATCATCGCAAGTTTGTTAATTTTAAAGCTCTTAATTCGAATAGAAAACATTTTCTTAATCGATTAAGAGACCTTGGCATTGCTATGGATATTATGCCAGGCAATCATGATACCTATTATAAAAATACAAACGATCTAAATTCATTAAAAGAATTACTAGGTCACTTTATGAACGAAATTCATATTGTAATGAAGCCAACAGTAATGGAATACGATTCATTTAAATTTGCAATGTTACCTTGGATTACACCAGAAAATCATGATGAGTCGATGAACTTTATTAAAAATTGTAAGGCTGATTGGCTGGGCGGCCATTTAGAATTATCTGGTTTTAATTTAATGGCTGGTATTGTTAACCAACATGGTATGGATCATAATATTTTCAATCGATTTGAAAAAGTACTATCGGGTCATTTCCATACAAAATCACAACGAGATAACGTAATGTATCTTGGATCACAGATGGAATTCTTTTGGAATGACGCACACGATAACAAATATTTTCATGTTATCGATACTGAAACTCGAAACATTGAAGCTATTCGTAATCCTCATACTCTATATGAACGAATTATATATGATGATTCGAATTATAATTATTTAGATATGAAACTAGATCATTTAGATCATAAATTTGTAAAAATAGTTGTAAAAAATAAACAAGATCTATTTACATTTGATAAATTTGTTGATAGAATACAGAATAAGAAGATACATGAACTAAAAATTGCTGAAAACTTTGAAGAGTTTATTGGAGAAAATGTTGAAGATGAAGGTATATCACTTGAAGATACTTCAACATTGTTAGACAGTTATGTTGAATCTGTTGACACAGAATTAGATAAAGATAGAATTAAGATTGATATGAGAAAACTTTTAACAGAAGCACAGGCGCTTGAAGTAGTATGATAGTATTTAAAAATCTTAGATGGAAAAACTTTTTGTCGACTGGTAATAAGTGGACAGAGATAAACTTAAATAAAATATCTTCAACATTAATTGTTGGACATAATGGGTCTGGTAAATCTACTATGCTAGATGCGCTGTCTTTTGCGTTGTTTGGAAAACCTCATCGTAATATTAATAAGCCTCAATTAGTAAACTCTATTAATAATAAAGATTGTATTGTTGAAGTTAATTTTGTAATTGGTAAATTTGAATATAAAGTTGTACGAGGAATTAAACCTGGAATATTTGAAATTTGGCGTAATGGTGAATTATTAAATCAATCATCACATTCTAAAGAATATCAAAAAATACTTGAACAAAATCTTCTTAAATTGAATCATAAATCATTTCATCAAATTGTTGTTCTTGGTAGTAGTTCATTTATTCCATTCATGCAGTTACCAGCTCAACACCGAAGAGATGTGATTGAAGATTTACTTGATATCAATATATTCTCAAAAATGAATATTCTTATTAAAGAAAAAAATGCTATATTAAAAGAAAATCTTAAAGAATTAAATTATAAATTGGACATTGTAAAAAATAAAATAGAGTCTCAAAAGAAATATATTAGAGATATAACTCAAATTAATACGGATGAGATAAATGATAAAGAAGAAAAAATTAAAGAAGTACAGGAGATCATCACGAAATTACAATTATCTAATTCCGAACTTAGCACTTTTATTCAAAAAAACGCCGAAATCTGCGCAGACGCAATTAGTACAGCCAATAATAAAAAACAGATCGTATTGTCAGATAAGGCTACAACATCATCTTCCATTAAAAACGTCGTCATCGCTTCGAAATTTTACAAAGAGAATGACAGCTGTCCTACCTGTACGCAGACGATTGAACCGAATTTTAAGCAGGGGAAGGTTGATAGTCTCAAAACCGAAGCGATCGCTCTCAAGAACACGTTGGATACATTACAGGAACAAGCCGAAGAGATAACAGAGAATTTAGATAAGTGGACAAAAGCACACGAAGAAATAAGAAAAAAACAATCCGATGTTCATTCTAATAATAAGAACATTGAGATATATCAAGATCAGATTACTGGCTACAATGCTGGTATTGCTAGATTAACTTCAAGAGAAGGTGATCTTTCTACTGCTAATTCTGATTTACTTGATATGCGTACTAAAATTGAAGGATATATGGAATCAAGATACGAATTAAATGAGCAATATTCTTACAATAGTGTTATGAGTGAAATGCTTAAAGACACTGGAATCAAAACAAAAGTTATTAAACAATATATACCTGTTATCAATAAACTTGTTAATCAATATTTACAGGTATTAGATTTCTTTGTTCATTTTAATCTAGATGGCAGTTTTCAAGAAACAATACGATCTCGGCACAGAGATGCTTTTTCGTATGACTCATTTTCAGAAGGAGAAAAACAACGGATTGATTTAGCACTTCTCTTTACTTGG